GAGGTCGTGACGGGCAAGATTGCGATAGTTGGCATAGCCGGCCTTTGCGTATACAAGTGCGTGGCTGTTGAGCTTTGCGCCGAGACGTGCAGCAACATTGATGTTGCGACGGTCAAATACGTTATCGAGGCCTGCTTCTACACCAGCAACAACAGGACCAACGCTGACATCATAGCCTGCATCAACGCCATAGTTGAAGTTAGTGCGGTTGTTTGAAACATCTGCATAACCAGCAGTTACTTCAACGCGAGGACCTGTGAAAGCGTCCTTTGCCATTGCCGGTGCGGCAAAAAGCGTAGTAGCAGCAACGGCTGCGAGTACAAGATTCTTCATTTTAATATTCTCCATTTATTTCTATGTATTACACAGGATCCGCTTTTTTCATAATCGCTGAAATTTATGTTGCGGTAAGGATCCTAAAACTTGTTAACAGGATGCGCCTTTTGACTTCGGAAGACTAAACTCTTCTACTATTCGGAGTAGCCCTATTCAAGTTTTCCTTGACTGAAGTAGGCGTAGAACGAATGTTCGACCCTGACTAGCTGTAAAGTACCTGAAGGTACTACGAAGTTGTTGCTGAAATCATCCTTTAAACTTTGTATGCCATCATTATAGCAGTCCTAGACAACATTGTCAAGAACTTTTTTAAAACTTTAGCAAATTAAATGCCATCAAAATATCCCGCTTGTCCTCGTCAATAGGATAAACGGCAATGGCAGTCTGTTCACCGTTATTGAGATCAGGCTCAATAAACGATTCATACTTGATACCAAACGTAACAAGAATCTTTTCCACAGCTTCAAGTGCTTCGAGGTTGCGAACGCCCACGCAAGTAAAATACGTGTTGTTAGGGTCTGCATCCTTGCCCAGCTTAGAGCCTAGCTTATATGCAACGTGTGCAGTCTGCACAAGCTGATACTCGCGGAAGATATCCTGCCGGGTAAAGAAGTAAGCATATTTTTTCATGTGCGAATTATAACACCTTTTATAAGGGTTGTCAATAAGAAAAAGTGGCCCGTTCTGTTTCTAGGTGGAGCCGTACCCAGGAAATCATGCCGCTAGGGCAATATCCATAGTTGAATTATCATTTGCAGATACTTCTATTTAGTCTATATGCGACTAACCAATCAGTCTAGGCGTTCCTATGCAATGCAAATCGATCCCAGTTCATCCCCATCAACTATACTGAAGGTGTAGACAGATGAGCAATGTCAAAACATACTATTTCGTCTGGTACATGCAATCAGTATAGATGGTGGAGATGGGCGGAGTCGAACCGCCGTCTTTACATCTTTCAGTCAGCTTTCAAACAACTGATAACGTACTTATACACGATTTACAAAATCGTGTCAAGAAATAATTTGAACCATGAAGTTTTTAGATTTCTTTTTGAACTCTGCCTGTTCACGATCCATCTCAATCCTGCGAAGCAGCAATGGATCGTTAGGCTTGATCACATACTTGTTTTGTTCAAGCACTGTCTTGAGGCGTTTTTGTTCATCGGTGTAGGAATGCATCAACGACTAGTCTTTTAAAGTATTATTGATACCAGCAACGCTGTTGTAAAATTGCACGACCAAACTGATCGAGCACATAGTTGCCGTATAAATCACGAACATATTCATTTTGACAAATATATTGCCTCTGCGGAGGTGTCTCATAAACCGGTCGATCGTCTGTGTGAACAGTTCCAGAAATGATTCCGCCAATGACTAAACCGCCAAACAATGGTAAAACCCAATCTCCGCGGTCACGATGTTCATGACGTTCAAATCCACTGTGCGCTCGCCCGGCAGCGCCGCGGCCATCTGCAAATGCAGGTGTAACAATCATTGACATTGCAGCAATAGCAGTAATCAACTTTTTCATATTCATGTCCTCTGACTATTGCGTATATTTAACATTAAATTTCGTCTCTAAACCACTTTTCGGCAATTTTTTGATGAATCGGAAAACACAGTTTGACTTGATCATAGGTCCACATAACACCTAGTTGCAGGTTTTCCTCACACACTGATCCATATGACCATTCTTCAAAGGACATAATCCGATCTGTTTTAACAGCGATAACCATTTGTCCCCATGTGTTTTGTTCACTGTACACAATACTAGCTCGACCAGGAAGTTCGAGACCAGTTTCCTCCATAAACTCACGCCGGGCAGCTTCTACTAAGCTAGTGTCCTGCATATCTACGAATCCACCAATAAAAGCCCATTCACCTGCACCCGGGTTACGAGCACGTTGAGCAATAGCAAGTCCTTGCCTACTAAAATCTCTAGCCCATACTGGCTGCAAGACAAATGTTACAGGGATCGGGTTTTTCCAAGCGATATCGCCGCAGGAGTTGCAAGTACGTGGCCAATTTAGATCGGCATATTCTGCACCGCAGCTACCACAAAATTTTCTATTACTCATTGATTCCTCGTCTAATTGATATCTACAGAATAATAAACAGATTTTGTTAGTTTGTCAATCTAATTACCATGGTAGAGGATCAATTACTGGCTTAGTTATCGGTGTAATTGAACGCCGAAATGAGTCCAACGCATCATTTTCTACGTTAGACTTTGTTTCGTCACCTAAATAATCAAACACCCATCTAAGAACCGTTTGTTCAGTAAGTTGTTCATAGGGAATAAATTGAGATTCAGAATCTAATTCAATACTGGCATTCCCCGATAATGTCACAGGACCATTTACCCCATCCGACGCTGTACAATTCCATCTTACAAAATATACAACTTTTGATAATCCATCTACATCTGGTGTATTTTGCATAAATTCTATTGACCAATTTACTGTTGACATTTTTCTATTTCCTTACTTCGAAGTTGCTCTAAACACGCCGTCCCATTCTTTTGGTCTCGGAGGGTTCTTTTGAATTTCTTGAATACGATCAGCCATCATATCGTAATATGCAGTAAGCTGGCCGCCCCAAATGCCGCGCATTGCTTGTGCCATAGCTAGTGCCCTATTCCATGCACCTAGTCTATAAACATTCAAGAACTTTTCATGTGCGATTTCCGCTCTCTCATCAAACTTTTCTAGCACAGTGTACACCTTTACTGGTTCTGTCTTTCCCTTGACGGCGAGTAAGTCGAGCTCAACGACTTGGTATGTATCTCGTACATACTCGGCGGTTTTTGGTCCGATGACAATTTTGACCCCGTAAGGCTTTGATTGACCTTCCAAACGAGATGCCAAATTGACCCCATCACCCAAGCAAGTATAATCAAAACGCTGGTCACTGCCCATATTACCGACAACAACAGTATCAGTATTAATACCGAGACCCATTCCAAAAGCGGGGATTCCTTCTGCGGTAACTTCATTGTTAAATTCCTTTAATGCTTTCAACATCTGGAATGCAGTTCTAACAGCATCTTTAGCATGTTGTTCATTGTTAACAGGAGCATTCCAGAAAGCCATCTGCGCATCACCGATGTACTTGTCCAGTGTACCCTTGTTTTCAAGAATCGCTTTGGTCATTGCTGTCATATAACGATTCATAATCTTAGTTAGTCCCTGTACATCCTTGCCGTAGTGTTCTGAAATTGTAGTAAACCCACGAACGTCAGTGAACATGATAGACAACTCTTGTTCGGTACCGCCTAGCTGTAGCATATCTGGATTGCGCTGCAACTGCGCAACAAGATCCGGTGACAAATATGTGCCAAACTGTTTCTTAATTTGTTGCTTCTGAAGGAACTCATTAATGAATTTAACTGAATAAACGTGTAAATAAATGACTAGTGCTGCTAGGAAGTTAAAGGATATATCGAATAATATTTTATTGTGGTTAAACATATAAACAGGCGCATATACATAACCTGCTAGAAGTATACCAATCCAAACAATAGAATATCTTACATTAGACAATCCGATAACTGCAAGAGAAAGAAAAGCAAATGCCGCAAGATCAACAAGACCAACCCAATTCGGAATCGAAACAGAATCTCCATTTAGAAGAGTCTGGAGAATACTGGCCTGAACCTGATGGGGCATTTCGGCACCAGCCGGAGTCGCTACGGGATTTGCAATTCCGCTCGCAGTCACACCAAGTAGAACGATCTTTCCATCGAGACGAGGAATATTCTCGCCTACTTCAAACGATGAGAATACGTAATTCGGGTTATTAAAAATACGCCCATATTCATCAGTGGAGATTTTACCAAACTGTGGAACACGAACCGCCTCAACTCCCGTCTCATTTATCTTCGCTTGATAGCTTGGATCGCCTGCGGCAGTACGTAGAAGCTCTAAAGCAAACGAGGGATAGTATTCTCCAGCTGATGTCGCTAACATTGGAACTCGACGAACAACACCGTCCGATTCGGGAAGAGTCGATGTTATTCCAACGCCTGCGGCAGATTCTTGAAGACTTGGAATATTATCGAGCACACATGGATAGTTTGGAAGAAAGTCTGTTGGCTTACCGTCTCCAACAACTGCGACGCCTGTTCGACGAGTAGCTGCGTTATTGCGTGTGCAATCTGAGGAAACTGTCTGACTTAATACTACTGGGTAATTTTTAAGTGATGCTGCGAAAGCATCGTCACCGTTAAATCTATCTTTTTCAGGGTATAACATAGTGCTACCGACGAGGCCAGCATGACCAGTACCGTACAGATCAGAAATAATTTTCGCATAAGTGTCCCTTGGAAATGGATATTGACCATATTTGGCCAAGGCTTTTTCACCAATATTTGCAATTACAATCTGTTCACTATGAACAGGTTTACCTAACATTAGATAGTCATAGAATTTAAGTTTCATTGCATCAACTAGATACGGGTTTGACAGTTTAACCACCAACAGCAGCGCAAAGGTTAGTATCGCTAACCAAGGGCTTAACAAAACTTTTCTTAAATTCTTCATCACGCTATCCTTAATGCTTTACATAGGAGTATCCTGTGCAAGGTCCAGAGGTACACGTAATGCTCATTGACGCACTGTCAGCGGTGGTAGCATTATCTTGAACAACTGTTACTCCAACGTTAGCACTATTTATAGTTAAAGAGAATAACTTCTGTGCTGCGCCGGCCTGTGTAACGCTTACGGTATTTCCGTTGGTGGGGATGTTTAATTCAAGAAAATGATTAGCATTGCCCTGCTGTGTTGTAGTAATTGAGTTGTTGCTACCACTAACTTCAATAAATGCACTTTTGCCCGCAGTTCCGGATTGGGTGACATTGGCAGAATTAGTGCTACCATTAATATTTGCTTCTGTATAATTCGAAGACGTTTGTTGATTAATGGACAATGTATTGTATGAACCTATTATAGAGGCTTCTAACAAATTATTATATCCAGGAACCGTAGTGCTTCCTTGTTGCACATTCATGGTATTATAGTTACCATTGATCACAGCAGATTGTGCTCCATTAATACCTCGTATCACATTGTAATCACCTGTTTGTGTTATAGTCACATTGGTATTATTTCCATAGTTTTGAATATATACAGAATTATTTGTCAACGACACAGTCTGTGATATTTTAACAAGTTCTTGAGTAGATACTGAAGCACTAGGTAATGGCGCTCCCCCATCTCCGAATGCTTTTGGATTTGGCATCGTTGTTACATAATCACTATTTGGTATTAACGTGATAGAACCGGATTGATTCCAAAATAACTCTACTGCGGCGCCGCCGCCATTTTCATAATACCACACGTCAAACGCATAGGTTTGGCCGCCTTGCAGGGTTATAGAACCGCGCCCGTTCCAATTTGCTGGTCCTTGTTCTTGCCAATTACTAATAACTCGCGAACCGTTGACATTTAAAATAAATCCGTCATCGGAATAATCATAAAATGTAATAGTCTGCGATCCAGAACCAGGAACAGTAATGTATCCGGTGAAGTGTATTTCAACTCCGTCTGCTAGTCCGGAATTCATAACAATTCCTGTTCCCCAGTTGTAATTGATGTTAGTAGTTGTTCCAGAATTTAATGCCTGACCGCATCCGAAACAAGGAGTAGGTCCACCTGCGCGGTATACCTGATAGTTAACATCCGCAAAAGCTCGTGGAGTGAATAACATTAAACATAGAACAAAAATCAAGAGCTTATTAAAGGGTTTCACTTTGGCGGTGCTCCTCGCTGAATAATAGTAATTGTTCCATCGGGTCGTCCCGTACCCGGAGTAGGCCAGTGATGATCGGAGAAATTAAATCCGCCAACAATTCCATCTTGTTCTGTTGTTATTTCTACTTTGGTATTTTTAGGTAAAATGATAATAGATTCTTGTAATTTACTGTCAGAAATTGTAGTATATGTCCAACCGATCTGGATTAATTTCTTACTAAGCAAGGGATCAACGTCCGTATACACTGTTTGTTTTAATTTTTGTCCCGGATTATACTCTACGTATACGGCTTGGAGTTCTGGCTGTGTAGGTGGATTGGCTATAGCAGCAGCAACCATTTCTACATTATCTGTAGTATTTAAATCAGGCTCTGCGTTTTTATCAGCAGCATTACCCGCCGCATTGGTTTTTTTGAATTCTTTTTTTGCTGACTGTTCTAGGCTTGTACCATCCGAGGTAGGGGGCGTTGCAATCTGCAATGAGTTGTTTAATTGCCGGGAGTTAAGGCTAACTGTTTTCGGTGGTGTCGGAGATATATTTGCGCTATCTACTACAGTGGCTTGGAACGGCTTGTTTAGAGTAACTTTTCCAGTAGCGGTAGCAACTTCGATTTCACCTGTTGGACAATCTGCGATTAGCTTATCCGGATCTTTTTCATCATAACAATTTGGCAGCAGAACAACCATAGTTCTACCAATCTCGTCAACACTCATGATAAAATCTGTACCACGTACACCAATTGTGGCAGTAGGTGAATGAATATTTACTGCTCCGGGATTGTTATGAGCAATTGCACCCGATGCATAGCGTACAGTGCCTAGTGCAACTTTAAGTCCTAGCTTACCTTTATTTGATTTTCCGCCATCGAACACAAAATCATCTATTACTAATTTGCTATTTTCTGTAATACTAACTGTGGTTGCATCCACAAACGTGATTTTAAATTTTCCTTGACTATTAGTAGAAACAGTATCATTCTTTTCAATGCCTGCACCTTTGGCAGCAGGCATGGCCCGGGCAGCACGTTTAATCTGCCCGGCGCCTTTAAACTCTGTTATTGATCCAATACCGGCATAAGCAGGCACTGACAATAACATCAGTAATAATGCTAATAGTTTACTTGCCTGTTTTAATGTTGATCGTACCATTTGATCCAACACTTGTTAAATTAATAATGGTAGAATTTGGTCCATACTGTTGAGTTGTAACATTATTATTTGATCCAGTTACATTTTCATATAAACTGTGTCCATACATGCCGCCGATGTCAGATTGGGTAGCGTTAACAGTGTTGTAACTGCCATTGTATACCACAGTCTGGGAAGCATTAGGAGAGGTAACATCCATATTTAAAGTATTGTTACTACCAGTTACATTTACAGTATTGGTGATGTTCGCTGCTGCACCGTGAAATACATAAGAATTGCTATCCCCAGTGAATAATGCGTTCATATTAAGATTGTTACATGATGCTTCGTTTGTGCCGTTACCGCAACGAACAACAGCAGAGTTGCTATTACCAATCTGTCGTAGGGTTACTGTTGCTAATCCCAATGCTCCTGTATCAGAAACAACAGATGCCAATACTGAGTTACTATTTCCTGTTTGAATTACAGTAACGGTTTGATTGTCACCTCTTAGATAAACAGGGTCACTTAATGTACCTACTGTGTTAGTTTGACCAGTTTGTTGGACGTTGATATTGACGTTAGAACCTGCTTGATTGATATAAACTCGGTTTGTTTGTGCAACTGCATCTGCTTCTGCCTGATTAGGTGAAGTAGCAACAATTGCTGGTGGCGATGGCGGTGTAGGCACAGTTGCCACTGATTGTGCAAACGCAGGCGATGCAAATAATACTGTGGTAAGTAATATTGATTTTAATAGTTTCATCTTGATTGCTCCTGTGGCTTAGCCTTAAAACGCCAAAGCCCTTTCCTTTCTCCCTGCTTTATTAGCTCTACAACTCCTGTCTCTATAGCAGACCGTATTGCATAGCTGGCTGGCTCATTTCTAGTTTGTTGACCGTCAACTTCAAATGCCTTTGTGCCTAGATCAAAAAACTCAAATGCAGTAATACCTTCAGAAGTAGATAGCACAGTTTTTTCAACGGTTACTGTCTCTAGAATTTCTCCAGTTTGTACAGACACTAATCGTAAACTAATTACTACCTCGTCCTGAATGTACTGTGTATTTGGACCAATTCCTAGAAATCTAACACCATTGCCTCCGGTCTTAACATCGGAGTTATAGTCAATAATGCCACCTTCTAGGAGTACACCCGCTACCATCAGGGGAGGTAGCGGTGCTGCTTTGTCGCCGCTCTCTAATTCACGCATTTGACGAATCAATTGGCGTTCTTTAATTAGAGAATCAAGCGATACTCTTTCTACAGGGCGAAACCACTTTCCGCCACCGGAATCTTGTAGGGTTTTTACCACGTAGGCATCTGCACCTTGTGTAACAGCAGTCGAAAACGACGACACTGTTTGTGAAGGTTTACGTTGTCCTGTCTTATCTGTAAAACTGTAAACTGCGATAGGAATCGGAACACCATCTAATTCTGGAAGATTTGCCCAAAGTTTTGGATTAGTGTAAGTGCTAACAGTAGCAGGAACAGGATTCAAATAGGAATGATTTAGCCTAGGACCAATTCCGCCCACGCATCCGGATAATGCAAATAATAGTGGTAATACTATTAACTTTTTCATCTTAACTCCTTAAAACGCGAATGTTGCAATTGGAACGGTCACTACCGTTTGGTTCCCAGACGAATCGACAACAGTTAATGTTACATCGTTGTTTGATTTGACATAGCTAATTGTGTTACCATCTAACTTGAATGTACCTGCAGTCGACGACCCAGGAGCACCGCCGAAAAGGTTGTTGCTCAACTGCGTTGCTAACTGTGAATATACCTGACTAGTAAATAGGTTAATAAACTTAGCCATTGGAGTGTTTGCGGCAGCGGTCGCAGCAGCTTGTGCGGCCGCATTTTGAGCATCGATTAATGCTTGTTTTCTCGATTGTTCTTCCTGTTGGATTGTTACAACGTAACTACCCCAACCTGCTCCACTAAACGCAGGGTCTTTAAATTGTTGTGTTAAATCACCAGCGAAGGCAGGACTACTTAGTGTTAATAGAATCAGTGCTGCTAGAATCTTTTTCATCTTTACCTACCTCCTTTTTACCTTCAGAAGAGAACACAAATTCAATCTTCAGTATCTTTAACATTTCTATTTTTAGATTTATGTACACTGTGATCCTCCTCTATCTGTAGCACTACGCTCACTTTTTGCTGTAATCTTATTAAATCATTGTCTAACATACGAATTCGATCAATTAGCGCAACTAGAACTACGTTTGTCTCACCAATTAATGGCATCAATCGTTCAGTAACGAACTTATAAATGAAGTACACGAAATACCCCATTCCCACAGACGAAACTATCGGAAAGCCATATTGCTTAATCAATAATGCTAATTGATTTGGATCCATTAGTCTCTTCTCGCATCATTCTTGCCGTCGGCTCGTGCGATACGATCGAGATCCGGTCTTAGTCCCAATGCCGAACTTACGGTGGCATCGATACGAATCATATCATGATTCATAGTTCTAACTCGGTTGTCTAGCGCAGTGATAATTCCCTGCATGCCTTTAATAGCTTTAACAACGCTTTCGAGAATGTAATTGATTACGAAATAGACAAAGACGCCGCCTCCTATAGCCGCAACTATAGGAAATCCGACGTCTCCGATTAATTTAAAGATTACATCACTATTCATACACGCTTATTTAAAGTGTACGATAATGAAATTAAATGTATAGTTAAGTGGTGAACTACGTAGAGCGTATGCAGCCTTCACCTAGCCTCAGGAGCCTCTCACACCAGCAATCAACTACGTTGATTTACCTCTATCATATAGAGTATTTAAGCACCTTTGTGTGGACGAAATATTCCGGAAATTTGGCCTTTGCCGGATGCACTTAGTCCGCTCGGCCACGACACTGTTACTGCACTGTGACCAGGATTGTTGTTTCCAACTGACCCGCCTTGATTGCCTCCGATAAATGTATAATTTCCCGGACCTTTTACTTGATAAATGAAATTTACGTGATGGAAATTCCAATACACAATATCCCCTGGCTGACCTTGATTAATAGGAACAGGAGTTGCACTCCATCTTCCGGGATTTGATGAAATTGCCTGAGAACTTGCTTCCGGGCACCATTTATAACCGCAAGATTTAAGAGCAAAATTAACAAATCCCATGCACCATGCCGGTTGATCGGTTTTAAACAGTGCATTTCCTGATAGCCCCAGAGATTTCCAAATGTTTGCAATATTTGGATTACCAGGAGTTGAAACAATTGTTCCGTGTGCGGGGTTAACTCGAGACCAAGCCCCCGAAGCCGCTTCCTTTACTCTAGCTTCTAACCAGGGAATTAAATCCCCACCAGTTGCTGAAAGATCTACGGCTCCGGGAGTATTAGTTAACGGTGATGCAGAATCACTTGATCCGACAGGTCCACCGTTCGCAGCTTCTTCAGCAGGGGAAGCAATTGAACTTGCTGCAAATTCGTCGGCGGCGGCTTGATCTACTGTTGATTGTGCGGCAGGAACACTGGCAGAAGCGGCACTTCCTGATCCTGCCCCATACAATACAATAGGAACATTATTTGAAAATACAGTAGGTGATTGATAAAGATCAGTAACGTCAGGACTTGTACTCGACTGCTGCGGTTTACCATCTGTAATCCATGGTGTACTCATAATATTCCCTTATAAAACTATATTTACACTAATGTAAGACCAGTAGTCCCTTGAAGGTATTGAGTCTGCATTTCCTTGACAGTTTCGGCGATCATAATCACCTTGTCCTTGTTGATCTTGAATGCCTTATCAACACTGGCAGTAAAAGTCCACTGTTGAAGGCCCAACCCCTGCTGACTCATAACAAGTACAAGAGGGCGATGGATTGAATAATAATCGTCACCGATTTCAATGAGCTTACCGATAAGCTCTTCGCCAGTTACAATCTTTAGTGTGACGACTTCGCCTACGGCGATCCCTTTAGTAATAATCATGGTAGTTTCCTTACAAACTCTTCAAATTCTTTGATATCTTGCAGTGCTTGGTCAACATCTGGGAAATGTTCTTTAATAACTGCCCAGCACTGTTCGGCAACAATTCGATGTTCTTTCTGTGTTGCCTTATCCATACGAAGCTGACAATAATGCACCCACGAACGCAATGTACCTGCGACAATTACCACAGATTCGGTCATACCTTCGGGTAGTACTGCACGAGCCTGTTCTTTAGCAATTCCATTTTCAATTGCCCACTTATATGCTTCTAGAGCAGCTTTTGTGATATCTTCTTGATGCGAAAGCCATTCGTTTTCCAAAGATTCGTCATCAGTTTCTACAGAGTTTTGTCGATTTTTGGCATCCTGTAAACGAGCCTCACGGATCTTAAAACTCAAATCCTTGGTAGGATCTGCATAACGCTGACTATATTCTTGAAAACTGAAACTGCGGTGACGCAACAACTGACGAGCAATATCACGGGTTGTCTTAATTTCCATCTGTACTGATACCATTTCGAGTGGTGACCAATGCTGATTCTTAATCAAATATTGTACTAGCTTAGGAGCGGTTGCAGTGTTATTTTGATTGCTAGGATTGCTAACTCTAGCAGCCCAAGCAACCAATTCATTTGCTGTCTTGCATCCGGTATATTCTTCGTTGGGCTGTGTAATACCAACTAAATTAACTTCACTCACTCGTATCACTTTCTGTTTCGCAGGTTGCTTCTTGCTTGAGGCGAGCAACTTCCTCTTCTAGCTTAACTAGTCTATCAAAGATATACTCATCAGTATATCCAAAACCGCTGTCTTTAATTGCTTCTTTTAGTGTCTGACTACTCACAGTGAATCCTTTCCTATTTTCTTGATTCTTTCGATTTTTTCTTCTAATTCTACAATATCACGCTTGACCAACATTTTGATATCTTCTGATACACATCCATTGTGTTTTCTTTTGAGATTAGCTAAAACTTTTAAATGGAAATTGATTAAACTATTTGGATCTCGTACTTCTTTGCTTTTCACTTTTAACCTCTTCTGACTACAGAAGCTACTTGTTGAACTTCTGACTTGCGACGATTATTTTCACGTCTGAGAAACTCTACTTCTCGTTCTAGCCTAGCGACAACTGTTCTAAGATGGGCTAATTCCTTATCTTGATCCATTTTCATCGTCCTCGGAATCGTAACACATTGCTTCTAAGGTCTTATAATATTCATAGGCCTTTTGTAATGCTTCGTACTTAGCCAGCTTCTTAGGATCAGGTGTTAGAATAGATAGACGCTTTTCAATAGTTTCTAGCATATCGCCCAAGCTTCGACCCTTCCATTTAATATCACCGTTGAATTCGGCATCAGTTTCACACTTAAATTTATTAGAAATGGTAGAATAATTAGATGTTACATAGGTACTGTAACCGCCAGCCCCACCTAATCCTGTTGAATAACCACCATTTGCACCAGTCGGATATGTAAGACTTCCGGCAGCGCCGGTGTAGGCTGGGTTATTCAACGCTCCGAGCATACTGTTATATGCATTGAGATTAATAGTAGTATAGTTTTTTGGTGCTGCTACTGTTTCTTCATTTTCGTCATCCACGGCTTAACCCTTTAGATGAGCAACTAATTCAGTATATCCGCCGATCAATTCATCGTCGAGGAATACCTGTGGGACTGTTCGAGCATTTGGAACTGCTTCTAGTAGTTGTTCCTTAGTCCATGTACCTGCAGTAACGTCACGTACTTCATATTCAATACCTTTACTATCTAGTAATTTCTTGGCATTTTCGCAGTATGGGCACGGGGTCTTCGACCAAACAATTGCTTTCATTATTTCTTGTCCTTTGTCTTGAGGACGATTGAGGAGAAACCCCAGCTCAATGGTCTATTCATTTTTTCTTCCTTCGGTGGCAATTTAATGACACAAGGCTGACTGATCTTCATCGCATAACCACGAATAGCTGCAACAAGACTGGCCGACTTGCGTTCAATCCAATTAGCAAGGCCATCTAATAAACGTACTCGCAAGCAATTGTTCTTTTCTGCAATTTCATCTAACTTCTTTAGAAATTTGTTTGTTTCTGCTCTATTTTGTTCTACAGCTTGTTCATATGCAGTTTTTGATTCTGGAGTAAATGCAAAATCAACCTTATGACCGCTCAGTGTTGTCATTGTTTTTATTTTTGTTTCTTCATCTGACATAAATTATTCCTTATAAATCTGGCAATTCACTATATTCAACAGTATCCGACATTACTCCAATTACATAGTTGGTTGATTCATTTTCCTGCAATGCCGTCTGCTTTTTATTAATGTTTACATGCTTATTAAACCAAGGAATGGGACTTGACTTAGGGTATTCTCCTTGATACTTAATACCAATGTCCTTGAGACGATTAAATGCTGTAAAGTCTACAAAATCCTTAAGGATATTAGCATTTAACCCAATAACAGGTCCTAGCTTAAACAAATAAGTAGCCCATTCTTTTTCTTCGCGAATAACATCCATATACATTTGATATACTTCAGCTTCGCACTCTTTAGCGATATCTACAAACTCTGGATCATCCTTAGGAACCTGATTGATCAACCACGCTGTCCACTCGGTGTGCAGAAGTTCATCCTGTAGAATCAAACTGATAATATTTCCATTACCGATGTAAATTTTATTTTCGACCATTGCAAGACTTGTAGCAAAAGACACCATAAAGCGTAATGCTTCAAGTGCATAGCTTGCGTGAAGTGCTAGCCAAATGGCTTTTTTGTGGTCACGAACTGGAATGTCTTCACCGACTTCCTTGCGACAATTCAACAAATGTAGATCTTCGTAATATCGACCAACATTTGCAGCCATTTCTACAATTTCAGAAGTGTCATGAATTTTGTTAAATTCATCTTTGGGCACACCATAGACGTTGCGAATGATATGACTGTAGCTCTTGCTATGAATATTCGTTTCGAAAAAACTCCAATTACTTACAAGAGCCTCTAGTTCTGGAATTGAAATTACAGGACTAAAGATCTGGTTAGGTGCTCGGCCTTGAATACTATCCAATGCAGTTTGTCGTAGAAGATTAGACGTAAAGATATGCTTGACAGCAATAGTAGCTTCCTTGTGATCCATTTTGTCTTTGGTCAACGAGATTTCTTCTGGAACCCAAAAGAATCCACGTGCCAGTTCTTCAAACTTGGCAATCCTAGGATACTTGACTTCCTCAAACCGCTGCACCGTAACAGGCCCAGCAGGATCCAGAAACATAGTACGCTTAAGATAATTTGTTTGTTTTGAAATGTCGTATTGTGCTTTTGACATGACAGTTTATTCCTTTATATTGAATGTTAGCTTATATGCTCTTAATAGATTGAATTCCGAAATAATAGTTTCTTGCACTGTTTGATTTTTTGATAATACATATCTATATTTTTCATAATTTTCAGTGTTACCTAAGAACTTTTGTAAATCATCGACGGTATTTAATTTTTGAAAATTTTTAGTATTATCGGGATCATACACCATTATTACATTGCCTGAATTTAATAATCGCTTCCATACTGATAATCCCTCTTTACTTAATAATGAACCACTGAATAATAACGATCCCGGGATTGTTAATAAAATACTTTGATAAAATTCACTAGCAAACTGTTCGTATCCTGGTTCTTTGCCAACAATTTCAACAGACAACCCATTTTTAAATCTACTCATTCGAGCTGCAATTTTAATCTGCGAGTTGATTGAAACCCAATAATAAATTTCAAATTGGTCAATAATAAGATTGAACAAATTATTTCCAAGATTATTTGGTTGATGCCCGTTTTCAATATTTGCTTCTATCACTGTTTTCAAATCAGAAAAAGGATTATGTCCTGATGGCCCAGTGTACCTGGGCATTTCAAAAATCCAAGATTCATTAAATCTTTGAATAAATGATTTTTCATCAGACATTAATTATTTCTTTCTTCATTAATGTTTCTAAATCTTTGATAGTTTCATCTTCTAGTTCACAGTACCAAACGGTTCGCCCATCAAGCTCAACACGCTGTTTGAACATTAGGTTTATTTCTTTTTCAACTCCCTCTTTGAGGGACATTACTGTTAATATTTTAGACATAATTTTCCCTTTAGAGCTTACAGGCTAGACAGTCGTCTTCGTCTTCATATATTGTAATAGGTTCACCCGGAACAATGTTATTTTGTGTACTTCCGTTAATCTGGGTAGTGCCAGTTACTGCTTCCTTAGACCCAACCTTGTTGATCAAGCTATAATATATAGTCTTAATGCCCCACTTATAAGCAAGCATGAGATTCTTGACAATTAATGTGCCGGGAATCTTGCCACCTGGAAAATGTGCGGGATTATAAAAAGTATTAGTCGAAAGTGATTGATCGATGTAAGCAGCAAGAACCGCAGCAGTCTTTAGATATGCTTCACAGTTAGTCTGATCCCACATTAATTGATAACGGTTCTTGTAACGACGATATTCCGGAACAACCTGTACAAACGATCCTGCTTTGGATTCCTTGACCGAGATCAGTTCCATGGGCATTTCGATACCATTAGTTGAATTAAGAACAACACTTGAACTTTCCACAGGAGCAACGGCCATTAGCGTAGCATTACGAATTCCATATTGCAACAGTCGAACGCGAAGACCTTCCCAGTCTAGGTTAGAACTAGGTGTAAAGTCTGTTAGTTCATTAACTCCTTCAGCTCTACGTTCCCAAGGAAAAATACCTCGGCCGTAGTAAGTTGCAGAGCTACGTTCGCAAGGACCACGTTCTTGTGCGAGTTCGACACTCATCTCAGTGAGGAAGTAAGCCTGATGCTCCATCCAACGTTTTACTTCGGCTAACGTCTCAGCTTCACCGTACTTAAAATTTCGACGAGCATGCCAGTAAGCTAGATTAGTAATTCCGATGCCAAGAGGTTCAAATTCTTTATTTGCAAGCTGACTCTGAATGCTTAGGAAATCCTGATAGCTGAGCAAATTGCTAAGGCTGCGTACAAGAACACGGCAGGCCTTACGCATTTCTTGCGGATTACGAAATGCTCCCCAATTGATGCTTCCTAATGTGCAGAGTGCAATACGTCCAGCTTCATCTTCGATGCGTTGAAATGGGCGAGTAGGAAGTAGAATCTCTTGACACAAGTTGCTCTGATAGATAGGATCTGTTGTAGTATCAAACGGACCTTGATTAATAACATTGTCGATATTTACAAGATAGATACGACCAGTATCAGTACGTTCTTTTAGAATACCATTTTTAATAACTTCTTCAGCAGCAATGGTTTTCTTTTTAATTACATTGTTCTTTTCATATTTTACATACAGCTTTTCAAATTCTTCACTGTTACGATAATATGCTTCGTAAAGATCCGGAACATCATGCGGATCGAATAAGGTGATATTCTCTTTGTTCTTTAAACGTCGCCAGAACATTGCATTCATTACAACGCTGTAATCCATTTGACGAACACGAGTTTCTTCTGTGCCCTGGTTGTTTTTTAGTACAATTAGGTCTTCAAACTGATAATGCCAAATTGGGAAAGTGACTGTGCAGCTGGCATTTCTGATGCCACCTTGTGAGCAGCTACGCAGGTCTGCAAACCACTTTTTAAGAAAAGGAATTAATCCAGTATGTTTGATCTCACCCTTACGAATTGGGGCTCCGATCGGTCGAATTCTGCCAATTTCGAGGCCGATTCCGGCTCGTTTTGAAGCATATTTGGCCATCATTTCGCCTGCTGCAAAGATACTGTCCAATGTATCGTCTGCAGAAATTAAAACGCAGCTAGAAAACTGTTTTGTCGGAGTTCCGAGTCCTGCAAGCACAGGTGTGGCCAAGGTGAAGTGCCCGTCGCTGGCGCATTCATAATATTCTTTGACTAACTTTAGTCGCTTATCTGCGGGCTCATTGTGGAATGCAGTTGCAGCAGCAATAGCATATCGTACCTGCGGAGTTTCGTAGATCTTTCCGGTTGCTCGATTCTGCACCAGATACTTTTCTGCAAGCTGAGCAATCGCAGCGTAGGTGTAATTTTCATCTTTGTCATGATCGATGAATAGATTAATTATATTCCACTCATCCTCAGTGTACCACTCAAGTAGTTCCGAGCTGTACATACCGAGTTCTACATTCTTTTTAACAATGTCATAAAGCGGCGGCGGAGTGTATGTGCCATATACACTTTTGCGTAACATACTAACTTTCTGGCGACCAGCAACGTACTGATAGTTTACGTTGTTGATTTCCGGATTTTCGCTTTCGTCGATAAGATCGACCATAGCCTTGAGCAACAGTTCGTCAATGGTTTCTGTACTAATGCCGTCATGTAGTTCTAGGTGAGCTTTAATTTCGATCATAGACGGACTAACTCCATCTATACCTTTGCAGTCAAATGCTACCTGTCTTTGTATTTTATTAATATCTAACGGCACTTTTTGACCGCTGCGTTTGACGACTGTTATCATTAACTTACCTCTATTCTCATGTAGGATGATATTTACCTGGGTCTCTCGAGCTCGATTATATTTTCGAGGAGAAATTCTTCAGGTATTTGACTGGTTAAAAACGCTTCAGTATCTGAAAAATTTAAAACCTGCTCATCGTCTACATAGATTACATTGTACAATCTTTTACGAACTTTGTCTACCAATGTTCTTAATTGTATTGTAGAATTTTTATAACGGTCAGTTAGCAATAAGGTATAACCCATCATTATTGCTTTGGTAAAATCATCATAACGATTTTGTTCAATAATTTCCCACGGAGTTGGCCAACTAGCCGGGTAAAAGGGATCAATCAACACGTTATTAGGAATGATTGGGGTTTGTTGCCAAAAGTCTATTAAGTCTTGTAACGGATCGTCACTGACTTCTAGTGCTTTTCGCAAACTTGACCATGCCGCTAGCCGGCGGTCGAGATCTAATTTAAACATTATTGCCTTACGTAAACAGAGTAATTTAATGATCCAGCAAACGACGGACTAACTGTCGTTGCCATAATTTCGATTGCTTGTGGATTTGAAAGATTTACAGAAAATGTAGTTCCGCCATCATTGGCACCACTGAAGGTAAAATTATCAGTAATTGTGCTTGTGCCATTATTAACTAGAACTGTAATTAATCCACGACGAATAGTTGTACCAATAGACAGAGTGTAGTCAATTTCAATTTCTTGTCCAACACTAGAAATACCGTGAATACCGTAGCTGCTAATTGTCGGCCACACAAACAATGGATATGTGGTAGTACCTATTGCAATAGCCAAAGGAGTACCTGCAAAGGACGAATAAGTGCATGGTCCGTTGACTACCGGAGCAATCGAAGTAAATTGAGCAACGCTGCCAGTATTAAGTGCTACCAATCTAGAAAAATCATCATTGCTTGATGAATTTTGATATGAATTAAACGTGATGACATCAGTGACTGGTGAAAAATCACCGTTGGTGCTGCCGTAACCGATACCTACTTTAGAATAAGAATTGTTAAAGCTCTTGATGTAGTTTACGCCCGAGAAGTTATTTCCGACATATAATCCTTGATTGTTGACTAGATAGAAACTATTGTCATGAATGTTAACGTGCTGTGGTCCATTTAGGCTTCCGACACCGCCCGTTAAATTCTTAGAGAATGCAATACCTGCATCAACGCTCTTGAATTTGTTATCATGAATATCAATATTAACGATATCATAGTCGCTCTTGATTCCAGTTCCTAGATTTGAGAAAACGCATTCTCTGATATTGACATTATCGCAGGTAAGTGCGCCGAGTCCGATCATTTCTACGCCAGCAGCTAATGTGCTAGTCGATGCAATACTAGTATTACCGATAAAAGCACAATTCGAAATGATACTGTCCACTGCACAATTAAGCTTCACCATCGATCCTGCATTAGTCAATGACGACACAAAAGTAACGCCATCAATTTTAATATTCTTCGGAGTTTTAGCAGCACTATTAACATCAGTTAATACACTGGATAAATTCGATCCCACTGTTTGGAATATACTTGCAGTAGTGGTAGCAACTAGGATGGTTTTATTTTGTCCTGCTCCATGAATTTCAGCATATGGAGGAACTAAGATAGTTGCTGTAACATAGTAGGTACCTTCAGGAATAGTCAATACCTTGGTGTTAGTAGCACCGAATGTAATTGCTCGACGTAGAGCATCTTGATCATTGCCAAAACTGTTGACGTTAAGGGAATCATCTAATCTACTCTGCAAGGTTCTAACGATATAAGGGTTGCTAGGAGGACCTGTAATGACTGCAGGATTAGTACTTTGGTATGTATAGTCAGCAGTTACAGTGAACAACCCGGTGTCGTTCACTGTAAGCAATCGAGTGTTACCTACAGCAGGAGCACCTTCACTGACTGAACCGTTACCGATATATAGCTCTTGTTGGTCAATGCTCCAACCAAATTCTCCACTTGCTAGTTGTGGAAATCCTGTTTGAGCAGTTTGTCCTCTTCGAATCTGAACCCTTGAAATTTGGATTACGGCCAATGTAATTCTCCTATTATAGGATATTTATCCAGCAAGTAGTTGTTTCAAACCCATCATTCCAGTAGTATAATATTCTTCTACTTTGGCAAGCCACAAATCTTGATATTTGTTAAAATCGTCTGGCATCAAATCAAATTGTTGATAAACTTCGCCCCCAGGCTTAACTGTATCAGTGCCTCGGCTGCACATGAAAATGACTCCACGTTTAATGTCGGTTCCATAGACCTCATTATGCGCCATTGCATAAGCAACTAATTGAATATAGTAGTCCTCAACCCATTCGGCTTTTTTAGGTTTATTAGTCTGTTTGTGATCGCAAATAGCAGGCTGGCCATCGTAGACTCCAACTAGGTCAGTTGTGCCACTGTACAAGCCCGGAAAATATAAACTTTGTTCCATTGCCCATACTTCGTTGACTTTACTCAATCCATTGGAAATGATTACATCAGCCATTGCATTGGCTTTAACATGCACAGGATTATTCCCAGGCTGGCGTTGTTCTCCGATTAAGAAACGCTCTAAATTGGCATGCATCGCGGTGCCTACTCCCGCAGCTTCGCGGGTGATTGCATTGGCCTTTTCTGTACCGATTCGCCTTCGCCACTCATTGAGGTGGGTCATGTCTTTAGTAGCAGAAAGAATAGTAGTTACTGAGGGAAGTTTTTCACCGTCAGGTGTTAGATATACTCGTTTACGAGTAACCGGATCGTTAATTTGCTTACATGCTTTGTATTGAAATCGTTCAACGAATGGTGGCGGAGTTATTGTTATAGTTGTCATATAACTAATTATAAAACATTTTTATAGTTAATGCAAGAATAGATTAACCAAACTCTCGTTTAACAACATTGTGTGCCATTTGGTCTACACTCTTTGCTGAAGGACCGCCTGCTTCAGGCGCCGGTTCTTCTTCTTCCGATCCTGCAGTATTAAGAACAATGCCTTGATTGGTAATATCCTGTATCAGACTATCACTGGGATCGATTTGATCTCGAATTTTTGTTAACATATCTTGATCAATATCGCCATAACCTTGCTGACGCATGAGATTATTAATTGCAGGCCATGTAATAACTGATTGTGTTCGCATGGTATTAGAACGACCTTGCATCACCTTTAAAAGATTAGCAAGGTCGTCGATAAATCCCAAACCTGCGACTTCGTAGAGTCTCATTATGCGCCTAGAATCTTCATTAAACGGTTACCGCGTTCAATGCTTTCTCTCTTCAAGCGTCCGGCAGTTTCCATTCCGCCTGAAGCTGCATCGCTGGCTGCAAATTCGTCTTCAGCTGGTACAGGAGCATTAAAATCTCCACCCATACCGTCATCTAACTCACCACCCATATCCGGTGCTTGACCCATTGGTTCCTGTGCAGGGGCTTCGCCTGCTAGTACTGCAACAGCTTGGTTGATCTGTTCACGCGACGTAGTTAGAGCAGCAAGAGTTGATTCAAGTGCAGGAGTTACTGAAGCTTTG